TGGAGCAAGTATAAAATTATTATTTAATGGCACAGAATTTATGGGGCAATTTGTTGCTAATGGTGCTGCAAGATTATATTACGACAACTCTAAAAAGCTTGAAACAACATCTACAGGTGTTGATGTTACTGGTAATATAAACGTATCTGGTAGCGTACAAAGACAAATATCTACTACGCATCATACGTTTACTTTTGGAGCAGCTGGCTCTGCAGCTCAAGATTATTGGATACCGTTTATTGGCAATAGTGAGTTAGCCGCACCTAACGTTACACATAGAACTATAGCGCCTTACGGTGGTATATTGAAAAAAGCTATTGTACACTCTACTGTAGCTTACGGTAGTTCTGCGCAGGTTAGATTTCACAGAATAGATAATGGTACTTCTAGCGTATTCACAAATGACAATAGTACAGACGATGTAACGACTAACGTTACAGCAGACATGTCTACAGCGTACAGCTCTGTAGCGTTTGACTTTACAACTAACAACACGTTTTCAGCTGGAGATCAAATAGGTGTAAGTTTTGTAAGAAACAACACAGGATTAGGCGATGTTGCTATAACACTAGTATGGGAATATGAGTTATTTTAAAAATATAGGAAAAGATAAATATAAACACGCTGCGGCAGGTATTATATTTGCATTAATATTTACTGAAATGGGTATGTCACAAACTAATGTCTTTTTATCAGTACTAGCTGTAGGCATAGCCAAAGAAGTGTATGATTATTTAGATTACGGATTATTTGATAAATGGGATGTGTTAGCTACAATATTTCCATTAATAGTATATTACATATTAACTAGTTTGATATAATGGCAAAAGCTGATCCACAAAAATATAGACCAATAGCCAATAACGGTCATCCAGATCTAAACCCTGAATCTGTAGAATATCAAGAGTATTGGGATAGAGAAATGGATAGGTGTATAAATGGATACAAGCCTAAAGGAATGAAAAAGATTTCTGGTAAATATTATTTTTATTTAAATTATTATAAAATACTTGGTAATGATGGTGAAAAAAATTCTAGAAAAACTTTAATAAGTCCGTGGTATAGAGAAATGGATCATGAGTATTTTGATTTATATCAAACCTGTAAAGATGAGGGTAAAGGCATGATTGTAATTAAAGCTAGGGATAAAGGTTTTAGTTATATGAACTCTGGTCTTATTGCTCACGAATATACATTTTTTCCTTACAATGATGTTGGTATAGCAGCAGGACTACAAGCTACAGCAGATGCATTCTTTGATAAAACAAAAAAAGGTCTAAACGGAATCCATAGTAATTTTAAACACTCTGTATTAAAAGATACAGATGGTATATTACGCTCTGGATACAAGCAAAAAAATAAAGATGGTAAATGGGAAGTAGGTGGATTTCAAAGTACAGTTATATGTCGTACAATGGATAATCCAGAGGTATTTAAGGGTGAACGTGTGTCTTTAATGGTATTTGAAGAGGCAGGAGAGTTCAAGCACCTTAAAAATGCATACATGTCTTCTAAGGCTTGCTTCATGGATGGTAATGTTCAATTTGGCGTACCAGTCATAGGGGGTACTGGTGGTGACATTAGCAAAGCCTCTAAAGATTTTATGGATATGTACTATGAGTCAGAAGCCTACAACCTAATACCTATGTTTATACCTGCTTCTAGAGCTTACTATGGATATTTTAATACAGTTACAGGAGAAGAAGATGAAAAGGGCGCTAGAAAAGTTTTGCTTGAAGAAAGAGAAACTATTTCTAATTCAGGTGATAGAGAGGCTTTTAATCTTCATATACAAAACTATCCACTAGAAATACAAGAGGCGTTTTTAAATACTAAAACAGCTAGGTTTGATAATTCTAGATTAAATGCACAAAGATCTAGAATACTTTCTAGTAAAGACTACAGAAGTCAAATACAGACTGGATATTTAGATTGGGATTTTGCAGGAGGCGACGACTTTGTTGTAAAATGGAGACCACATCCTGATGGGCCTTATAAAATACTACACCATCCAAATCCAGATTTTGCTGACTTAGATATAGGTGGTATTGACTCTTATGACCAAGATCAAGCTGGATCTACAACGTCATTAGGTTCTGCAATTATATATCGTAGATTTTTAAATACAGAAACTCCTGGAGATATGGTTATTGCTGACTATACTGAAAGACCAGAAAAAAAAGAAGATTTTTGGGATGGTTGTTTGAAATTAGCCGTATATTATAACGCTAAAATGTTAGTTGAATATACTAAGATAGGTATACTAGATTATTTTAAGCGTATGAATGCATTGCAATACTTAAAAGAAAAACCTGAGTCAGCACATGCTCCAAACACAAAAACAAGAAACAGATATGGTGTACATATGAATAAGCAAGTCAAAGCGCTTATGGAAGACCTTATAGATGATTACATTAGAGAAAGTGTAGAAGATATATGGTTTTTAGATTTGATAGAAGAGCTAACTTCATATGGAACAAAAAATACAGACCGAGCTATGGCTTTTGGTATATGTTTAATACACAACATAGATAATTTTAGAAGACAGGCAAGGGAAAAAGATAAAGAAGTAAAAGACATTGGCTTTAGTAGGTATGTCCGTGGTCGTAACGGAGTTCCTGTAAAAGCTAATAATAATAATATTATAAAAGAAAATTACACGTTTTAATTATGCAAAGTAACTCATACAAATTTCCATCACAGCTGCTTCCAGACTCACAAAAAGATGAGGCTTGGTGCGAACAAATGATAGATGCTATAGCAGGACACATTTATGAAGACAACAGTTTGTTTGAAAATAGTGTTTATGAAGACATACAGAATTACTCTATATACAATGGAGATTTTGAACATTCTGATTATGAATATCTAACAGAGCAATATGGATTTGCTCAGCCAGCTAGACTTGTTAATTATCCAATTATTCAGCCTAAAATAGATCTTTTGTTAGGCGAAGAATTACGTAGACCTATGGATATGAAGGTGGTAACTACAAATAAAGATGCTACAATTCGTAAAGAGGATATGAAAATAAAACTTCAGTTAAAAAAGTTTACTGAAGAGATGAAGCAGGAGATGATTAATAAAATGGGTATTGAAGTTAAGACTATGTTAGACGAGTTACCAATACCTGACGATATTAACAAATACATGGAGTATACCTACAAGGAAGCAGTAGAAGAGGTTGCTCAAGATGGTCTAGAGTATTTAAATAACAAGTATGGTTACAGGGAAATATTTAAAGCTGGATTTAGAGATTTACTTGTAACAGGAAATGAGTTTTACAAAATACATGTCAAAAATGGAGATCCATTTATTAGAAGAGTAGATCCTAGAAGTATTGCATACGACACAAATACAGATAGTGACTTTTTAGATGATTGTCAATGGATTGGAGAAGAAAGATTTTTAACTGCAAACGAAGTGTTAGATGAATTTAGAGATCAGTTATCTGAAGATGATGTTAAGTTCCTAAATGAAATGACGCAAATATCTTCTCATAATGACTATGCATCTTACAATACCTCTATAGATTGGATACAATGGCAACAAGGTGATGCTGCAAGATTAAGGGTAATACATTGTGAGTGGAAATCAATAAAAGCATTACGCTTTAAAATATCTCCTAATAAGTATGATCCAGAAAGACCTTTCTACAAACTTGTTCCAGACAACTATAAAGAAAAGAAAAAAGATGTAATCAGAACTAAGTATGTAGATGATATATGGACGGGTACTAAAATTGGAGGTCAAATACTTGTAGATTGTCGTAGAAGACCAAATCAAGTTAGGTCTGTTGATGATCCTGGTAGCGCGCACTTGTCATACGTAGGCTTAATAAAAAATAATACTACAGGTAAAAAGTCTTCTATGGTTAGTATGCTAAAGAACATACAAATGCTATACAATATTGTTATGTATCATATAGAACTTGCTATGGCTAGGTCTGGTGGTAAAGCAGTAATATACGATGTATCTCAACTACCTACTAATCTTGGTATGGACATGCAAACTGTATTATACCACCTTAAAACAGATGGTATTATTCCAATTAACTCTAAAGATGAGGGTGGACAAATAGCAAACTTTAATCAATTTAGTCAAGTAGACTTTACATTATCTAACTCTGTCCAACAGTTAATAAATTTAAAGTTAATGTTAGAAGATACTGCAGGTCAGATTTCTGGTGTTACAAAACAAAGAGAAGGTGCTGTTGGTCAATACGAATACGTTGGTAATGTACAGCGTAGCGTTGTGCAGTCGGCTACAATTACAGAAAGTTGGTTTCACGCGCACGGGCAGGTCAAAAAACAAGTATATCAAAGAGTATGCGAGTTAATGAAGATGGCCTGGAGTGAAGGTAAAAAAGCTTCTTTGATATTAGGCGATGGTGCTAGTAAAATATTAAGCGTTATGCCTGACATAGCACTTAATGATTATGCAATATTTGTGGGTGACTCTGGTAAAGATGACGCTATAAGACAATCTGTTACAGAGCTGTCACAAGCGGCTTTACAAGCTGGTCAGGTTAATTTACTTGATGTTATTAGAGTTCTTAAAGCAGACACAGCTACAGAAGCTGAACGTGTGTTAGAAATGGGTATGGAAGAAGTTAAAAAGCAACAAGTTGAGATGCAAGAGCAACAACAGCAAATGATGGCTGCTCAACAACAAGCTGAAGATGCTAAATTCCAAAGAGAAGCACAGCTCAAAAAATTAGACAACGACACTAAAATTAAAGTTGCTAATATACAGTCTGAAACAGATATTAAAGTTGCACAAATCAACGACATGAATAAGCGTGATATAGCTGACATGAAGGAGAAAGTAACTTTGTCTAAAGAGGGCGAAACAGGTGGTAATAATAAAACTGCATCTGAGTCTTTTGAAAAAGTCAAGGATAAGGTTAGTGAATAATTTATTATATTTGCAAATAGTTAATAAATAAAATTTAACATATGTCAGAGAAAGAATCAAGTATTGTTGATGCTGCAGAAGGGCAGTCAACAGAAAATGAAGCGCAAGAAAGTACAGGGTTTGATATAAACGCATTCCTGAGTGAAGAAGAAGGTAAAGTAGATACTAACACAGATGATCAGCCATACACAGAGGTTGATAACTCTAAATCGGATGATGATGAAGACATTGATGGTTTTGCTTGGAGCGATATTGAATCGCCAACAAACGAAGAAGAAGAGTCTGAAGAAGAGCAAGAGGAAGAGGAAGATTGGGATGAAGTTGTCTTTAGAAAAAAAGAGAGTACTGAAGCCGAGTCTGATAAAGAAGATGAAGTTAGCGAAGAACCTGGAGAAATAGATTGGAAAGCAGTAAGCGAATCTTTAGGTTTAAAAATTGATAGCAACTATAAAGAGCAGTTAGAAGCTATTGTTAGAAAGATGGATGCACAAGGTGTAGATCCAATTAAATCTGCTAAAGAAAATGAAATCATTGATAAAATGGAATCATTTTTAAAAATGTCTGATAGAGATTTATTGTCAGAAGAAATGAAGAATGACGGAATGGAAGATGACGATATTGTTTCTGTTTTAGATTCTATGGAAGATGCTGGTACAATAAAAAGAGATGCATTTAGAATTAGAAAACAAATTAACCAATATCTAGAACAGGCTCGAGCAGAAAATGCAGAAAAAACACAAAAAGAGTCAAAAGCAAAAAAAGAAGCTATAGCTAATAATAAAAAGGAGCTACAACGCCAATTAAAAGATATGAATACTTTTATGGGTGGTAAAGTTGGAAAGAAGGATATGCAAGAAGCATACAAGTATATCGTATCTGGTGATATGCAAAAGGATATTTGGAACAGTCACGGCAATGCTGCGGAGGTTGCAATGTTTATGCTATACAAAGATAAGTTTGCTCAAATCTTGCGTAACCAAGGTAGAGAAGAAGGTAAAGCTGGTATCTTAGATATTATCTCGTCTCCTTCTCGTGGCGGTAAGAACAAATCTGATTATAAACCAAAATCTAAAGGATTTGATCCCGCAGCATTTATGAAGGAATAATTAAACAAAGGCAAAGCTCATTGTAAAGATTATGACTAAGTAAATTTTAATTTAGTTTTTAATTTTTAAATAATAATAACGAAATGGCAAAATTAACCTTTTCAAATGGTCAGTACGGCAACGGAACTACTCCAGAAAACGCATTAAACAACGCGTTACTACAGTATCCTGAAATTGCACGTACTTTAATTTCTCAATATCCGAGATACACACTAACTTTGCTTTTAGAAAAAGCAGGTTTATATGCTTCTGAGAGAGTCTTAGGAGATAACTCATTCGAGTGGAAAGTAATGGGTAGATTGAATAAAAAGCAATTTGTTAAAACTGGTAACGGAACACATGCTGCTGGTGATTCAGTCACAGTTACTTTTAGTGACACTTCAGGTGGCGCTGCTGTAAACTACTACAACAAATACGATCTTATTCGTTTTGAAGATGGTGGTACAGGTCTTGTAACAGCTATATCATCTACAAACTATACTGTAGAAATGATTGACGCTTCTACATTTGCTGCAAACTCTGTAGCTGGTAGAATTGGTTCTGCTTTCCCTTACGGATCTAGCGGATCAGATGTTGGTGAGAATTGGGCTTACCCAGATACTCACAAGAACTGGTTAACAATCATGCGTAAAAAATGTACAGTAACAGGAAAAGATGCTACTGACGTTACGTGGATTGAAAACAACGGTTCTCGTTTATGGTACTTTACTCGTGAGCAACAGCTTATGGATCAGTTTATGTACGAGCAAGAATTACAAAGATGGTATGGAAAAAAATCTGTAGCATCTATTGCTAACTCTTACGCTTCTACTAACACAGACATTTTCAGTGAAGATGTATCTGACCAAGTTTTAGCTGATGGTACTGATGGTCGTGTAATTATAGGAGATGGTCTTCTTGCACAAATTGACTCATCAAACCAAGGTACTTATACTGCAGGTTCTCTTACTGAGGACATCATTACAGAATTTATCGCTAAGCTTTCTTTGAATGCTCAAGGTGCTGAAGGTAATGAGTGGTTAGTATACACAGGTACTGAAGGACGTTTAGCTTTCCATAAAGCTATGAAAGATTTATTAGTTGCTCCTTCTGGATCAATGACTGGTGGATCTATGTCTGGTGTAAGTGGTGACGTATCTTTAGGTGCTAACTTTACATCTTATCACGCATTAGGTAACAAAATTACTGTTGCTTATTGTCCTGTATTTGATGACGCACACATGCACGGTGCTACATCAGGAACTAACGCATTTGGTGATAACCGTCTAAAAGAATCTGCTAAAATGGTATTCTTAGATATGGGTAAAACAAATGGTGTTTCTAACGTAGAACTTATCACTAAAGGTGCTGAGGGAACTAATAGAAGCTTTGTTAAGAAATACGTAACAGGTATGGTAAATCCTTACGATTCTAATTCTATGATGGCTGCTAACGCTGATGACAAATTTGAATGTCACGTTTTAGCTGAATCAGGAATTGTTGTAAGAAATCCATTATCTTGCGGTATCTTATCAGTAGCGTAATTAATTTTTAATTTGACTGAGGGAGGGCTTCGGCTCTCCCAATATGTCGCCTAAAAAAAAGAAAATGGCAAATTATTTAGATTTATCAAACAAATCCTCAGAAGCAGGGCAAGGAAGATTGCCTAAGTTTAGAGGTCAAATCGATCCAGTTGTTACTATTACAGCTAGTAGAACATTGTATGACTATGAAAGTGGTACAGTTTTTTTATTAGATGGTAGCGGTGTAGAAGATGCGATTATGAACGTAACATTACCTTCAGCGAAAGCTGGCTTAAATTTTAAATTTATCTTATCAGCTATCGGTGACGAAGCTGCTGAAGATATTACTATTACACAAGCTGCTGCAGATGAAGATTTTGTAGGACATGTTGTTACAGGTGCTGGTACAAAAGATACAGCAACATCATCTGACACAAAAATTATATTTGATCAGTCAGGAGGAGCTTCTGCTGGTGATTATGTAACGCTATATTGTGATGGAACAAGTTGGTTTGTTCAAGGTGTATGCGGTTCAGGTAGTGATGTAATATTTGGATAACATTGAACTTTAATATTATAAAATATGTCTAATTATATAAATCCCGATAGAGGAGTAGTTATTGCAGGATTAGATCCTGTAGTAAAGTTTCATAGTTTTAAAATGCATTTCGAAGAAGTTACTGCTGACAGAGCGTTAGTAGAAAAAGATTCAGGAAAGCTATTAGGTCTAAACAAAAGTGATGGCCTAACCATAACTCTTCCATCTTTAGCACAAGCTAGTGATGGTTGGTATGTAGATATTTATGTTAAAGCTGCTAATGGATCAGGCAATTATGTTGTTTCTGAGCATGCAGATGACACAGATAAAATTGTAGCTTTTGGTCAAGAGATAGTTACAACAGGTGCTCAAATTTACAAAGCAGACACATCTACAATTACATTTCAAACAGGACCATCTTTAGGTGATTCTGTAAGAATATTTTGTGACGGATCTCAGTTTGTTGCAAAATGTTTGACACAAGATGATGCTGGTGTAGTCTTTGCGTAAAATTATATAATGAGGGAGGGGCTTTATGCCTCTCCTAAATTTATTTAAGAATGGCAATATATAAATTAATAAATGGTAAATTAGTCGACGTTAACGACTTACCGCAAGAAGAAAAAAAGGACAAACACTTTAATTCTTCTATAAACCTAACTCCAGGGATTAAGTGGGGTAACAGAGGGTATCAGAAAAAATACATTTCTACTGACGAAAGAGGTAGAAGAAAAGTTTACTCTGAAACCAAAAACACAGGAGAGTAATTAATTAAAAACCAAAAAAAAATGGCACATTTAGTTTACATTAAAGCGAAAGATCACAAAAAGTTTAACTACGCATCTTTTGCTGCTTACAAAAACAAAGAAGGAAAAACAGTAACATTGTTAGATCCAGATGGAAATCCTATGGAAAAGTGGGAGCTTAACAATGCAATGCAAGGTTTTGATTTAGAAAATGAACACGACAAAAGAGTGTGGGATTACCTACAAGAACATCCAGCTGTAAAAAGAGGTGGATTTACTTTTGTTGATTCTAGAAAAGGTGAGCAAGAAAACGCTGCTAAAGCTATTGCATCTGCAGAAGCAGTAACAACAGCAACATCTATGACGCCAGCAGAGTATGATGATATGGCAAGATTAATTGGTATATCACAAAACTTTGATGACATTATTAGAAAAGCAAGAGTATTGCAGTATGCTAATACATACCCAGACAAGTTCTTAGCTCTTTATAACAACAAAGACAAGGACTATTATGTTTTCTTAAAGAAAGCTGCAGAAAAAGGCATTATAGCATATATTAATGATGTATGGAAATACGGATCTAATAGCATGGGTCTAACTGATGAGGCTGCTATAGAGTGGTTAAAAAACAACAAAGACATCTATGCTTTATTGCGTAATGAATTAAGAGGTAACAAAGAAGTTGTTGCAGAAAAAATTAAATCTACTAAAAAAAGTAAATAATGCGTATAACAGATGCTTTAGCTACTATGGATTTGCTTTTAGATAAAGCAGAACAACCATATTATAGCTCTGAAGAAAAAATAGAATTTTTAAAAGAAGCTTTACATTCTTTTATTAATAAACATTATTCAGAGTATGATAAAAGCCAAGTGTCTAGAGACGCATTACAAGCTTTTGTTAAAACGGATACTAACGCAGAATTACCTAACGATTATTTGCATTTAATAAGTGTTTTAAATAATAGTAAAGAGTTAGAAATTGTTGGCATTAAACAATATGAGTCTAATGTACATAGTGGAGATCCTTTTAATAAAAATAGTATTGCAACAGTAAAAAATGGTTCAATAGAAGTTAATGACGATTCGCCTAGCTTAAATTATACATATTTATCTAGTCCTAAGATTACATCTATATTTGATACTATAGATTTAAGTGGATCTGAACCTTCTGTTGTAAAAACAGTTCCTGAAATTTATCTAAGCGAGATTATAAATTTAGCTGTAAGAAAAATGATGGTAAATACAGAGAGCGACAGCGTGTTAGTAAGTAGTGCAGAGATAGAGCAAAGCAGACCGAAATAAAGAGCTTTTTTGCTCTCTGCTCAATGATAGGTCTAAGTACTAATTTATTTAGTGCAAGGGCCTATTGTTGTTTCTAGTAATTTTAAGTATTTTTGTAAAACATATGGCAACATTAAATGAAATAGCATACAACATCAAAAGATTAGCTTATGGTGGTAAAAGTAATTCTGAGCAAAATGTAAATATTGAGCAGATTAAATTTTGGATACATTATCATAGAGCCATGATGTTGAAAGAAATATCTGCCGAAGGAAAAGAATTAAACTATAGTAATTTTCAATCTATTCTTTTTGATCAATCTAACGATGCTTTTGCAACAAGAAGTCAATGGGCAAATTACATAAATACTACAGCAGACGACACTATATTAGCTGAAGCTATAGAAGATGATCCTGCAACAGCAGAAGATGAATCAGTAGCAGCTGTTACAGCAGATCCTACAGCTACAACTAATAGCTCTAGCCAGTTAATAGCTTTTTCTAATAGAACAGCTAGTTTAGCTGGGATAACACCTGACTCGCAATTAACTAGAAACGAAAGTTTTTACGGATCAAATTCTTACGATAATAATTTTAAAAGAAGACATGATGATTACGGCATTTTTGTATTAAATATGCCAAATGTTATTAATATTGATGGTAGTGGTGTTAAAAATTTGAGGTATAGAAAGACTCAAGATAATTTATATCAAAATCATGGATCTGTAGATATTCCTATATTATCTCGTAATGAATGGGAAAACAAACAATACAATAGATTTTCTAAACATAGCGTTTCAGCTTACATAAGTAGACCTAGAAGCAATAATAATATAGATCAATTGAATATAGGTTTTGTTAAGTCTGTTTTTAAAAGTGATACAAATGGATATGAAGATCCAATAAGATATTTAATTTATGCTGATTTATTATTGTCTGATCCTACAAAAATGTCTGGATGGAATGATGATCAAACATATCCATTACAACAATCATTAGTAAATGTTCTTATAGAAAGGATATTGCAAAAAGAATTGAATTTTACATTAAGAGTACCAACCGATACAATAAGTGATAACTCAGATACAACAAAGATTGTTCAGCCGCAAGTACAAAGACAAGTACGTAACAGTTAGAAAGATATATAATGATAGTGATATAGATTTACCTTACAGTAAGTATTATGCTATCGTTAAAAGGTTTTTTGAAATATTATTTAGAGATGTAGTAACAAGATTAGAGCTTGTACATCTACCAAATAAGATGGGGTATATTTATTTAGACAAAAAAGAACATAAAAGAGCTTTTCATTATAGAATTGATTTAAATGAGTCTAATAAAAAAGGAGAAAAGGTAATATATAAGGTTCCTATATTGGATGATTATTATTATAAGATAATATGGGTAAGACCACATAAATATAAAAATTGCAAAATAATGCCTTTAACAAAGGTTAAAAATTTAATTAAAGAATTATAAAATGGCAACTAAATTAACAGGATCAGCATTAACAGTTACTATAACTGAATCGCTAAATGTAGCTAACAGTACTGCTGCCGACAGCTTAGACTTCGCACAAACTACCACAATGAGTTTTGCAAACATAGTTAATGTAGACAAAAGGATTGTTAAATTAGCTAACACTAACGTTACAACAATAGCTAATTTTGATACAACAGAATCTGCAGGTACTTACAAATTAGGTGATGTAAAATATATTAGAGTTACAAATTTAGATTCAGCACAAAATTTACAAGTTGGATTTGAGGATAGTGGTACAGATGCAGCATACACTTTAGTAGCTCCAGGTTGTTCTGTAGTTTATACAACTACAGTAGTTGAAGGAACAGTAGGTGGATCAACTTTTGATAATGTCGCTACATTAAAAGTTAAAGCTGGACACAACAATCAAAATGTAGAATTGTTTGTAGCGTCAGAATAAATTATAAAATATGTTTGTACCTGTACACAGAGTTTTTAATAATGTATCTAGAAATCTAGGTCTAGAAAATTATACTAACAATATAGATGCTTGGGCAGAGTGGGCTTTTGAAGCAGAGCAATATATTGGAAGTAATAAGACATTTTTACAAAAAGAGATAGTTTATTCTAGCACTCCAGAAGCAGCTGTTGGATCTATAGAGATTGAAACAAATCCTACAGATATGTCATACATAGACATAAACGGAACTAGATTCTTTTTTGTAAGTAGCACTATAGTTGGTGATGATTTTTACATTGATATAAAGTCTACTGTATACTTAACTTTACAAGAAGCGGTAGATGTTATAAACAAATCATTGTATGATAATATCCAAGGCTTAAAGGCTAGTACAAGTGGTTTTGTACTAACACTAACTTGTCAAGAAAATGGTGATTGGGGTAATCACTTGACGCTAGATTCTGATATAGGCAAAGTAACTGCTTTTGCAGGAGGTAAAGAGATGTATCACAATAACCAAGTTAGATTGCCTGATAATATGGTTAAAATGTTGTCAGTTAAAGCTGGAGGCACTATTATATTTCCTACAAGCTCACAATTTAGATCTTCTGTATCAGAAAACAGTAACAAATATTATGTTAACGGCAATAGATTAAACTTGACTAATACATATACAAAAGATGTTACAGTAAGTTATTTAGCTGTTCCTATGTCAGAAGAAGGTTATCCAATGGTAAAACAAGGGCACGAAGAAGCTGTTGCATCTTATATTATGTGGAAGCATAAATTAATTACGTATTATTCTGGCGAAACACCACAATATATTATTAAAGATTTAGAAAGAAGATGGTATCAGTTGTGTGGTAAAGTTCGTGGAGATGATAATATGCCAAATTCATCTGAATTATTAAAAATAGGTAAGGTTTGGAACTCTAAAACTAGACCTAGATTGTATGACGGTTTAAATAACTATTAATGGCTACCAATAAGCAAGATAATAAAAAACAAAAAAATAAAAATCAAATAACTAAACCTTCAGGTTTTTATGGAGGTATGGTTTCTGATCCTGATCCTAGGTTGCAGCCTAAAACAACTTACAGGTATGCTCGTAACATTAGTTTAATAAATTTAGACGGCACTTCATTAACTGTAGAAAATGCAAATGGAAACAGAAAGATTGTAGATTTATTAGAATATTTTGGTAAAGATAAAGATGGCAATTTTGGATTTTATAATTACAATCCAAGTAGTATAGAATATTATGGCCCTCAAGAAGACAATTTAGATACTAGCCTAAATCAACAAGATTTTGCTGGTAATATTGTAGGTCATTATTCCTTTAAAAATCAATTGTTTTTAATTGTTTGTGGTATTACTAGATTTAGTCAAAACGAATCTGATTTTAGAACACAATTTTTGTTGTTAGATTTTGACAATAACGGTGAGGTTTTAAGAGTTAAAGATTTAAGAGTAAGTTTTAATGCTAATGGTGGCGCTGAGTTGCCTAATATAAACATGGACCCAACTATATTATGTAGAGTTGAAGGTTTAGTAGAAAATGAATGTTTGACAAGAGTTTATTGGACAGACAATAAAAATCCACTAAGAACTTTATCTTTAAAAAGTTCTAACTTAACAACATTAGATCCTAATGAGTTAGATGTAAAGCCACAAGCTTCTTTTAATCAGCCTTTAGTTGATAAAACAATACCTGGATCATTATTGTCAGGTGTTTATGCATATGCCTTTAAATACAAAACAGATGATGGAGCAGTTTCGGGCATATCACCAATTAGCGATATATATCATGTTTCTAATAAGTCATTAGCTGGATCTGCTACTTATTATGGATCTAATTCTGGATTACCTACTAGTTATGGTTTACAAATAAAAGTAGGTGAATTAGACGAAAGATATGATTCTGTAGAATTTTATTCTATTTATTATCAAGATTTAGATAATGCTCCTGTTGTTTCTAAGATAGGAGAAAAATCTATTACAGGTAGTAGCATGGTGTTTACACATAGCTCTATGAAGTCTGAAATACCTTTAGGCTTAACTGAAGTTTTAATACCCTCTAATACTTGGGATCTTTGTAAGGATATTGCTGTAAAAGATAATATTTTATTTGCTGCAAATTTAAGAAGTATACAAAATGTAGTTGGTGAAAAAGAATGGAATGTTAGAGTTAGAAGATGTTCTTTGCACGATCTTAGTACAGGTAGCGGTTCTGAAGTTGGTGTTTTAACAACAACAGACACAGAAGTAAAAGATTATAGACTAGATAGCTCTGGCAATCCATTTGAATTATATCAAGCGGGTTCTTACAAAAAATGGGATTTTAGTAATTCTTATAAAGCTTGTAGTCAATCACATAGATATATGCCTGAAATCACAGATAAGCCTGTTTTAGGAGCGATGTCATATGGTTTTTTAGATACAGATAGTGCATATGCTCAAAAAAATGAATTAGGAGGATGTAGAGTATCTTTTTATAATTTAAGAAAACTTTCAGAAAATAAAAACAACAAAGGAAAGAGTAATGATTTAACTTACGGGTCATATTCTTCTGAAGCTACAAATTTATATACTGACTCATACACAGACATTAATGATAGCAATAATAGTAATAACTATAAATTAAGCTTATCTAATATTGGTGGTGCTAAAGATATGGTTAGCGCAGGAAGTAGAAGAGGGTTCCAAAGAGGAGAAACATATAGATTTGGAGTCTTAGTATATGATAAGGCTGGAAACCCAGGTAATGTTTTGTGGATAGGCGATATACAAATGCCATATCACTCTGACAGATATTACAAAAGAAAAATTGATAATTATACATGGGACAGTGTATTAAGAGATGATTTATATGAAGATGATACATATTCTATTGATTATAGAATGTCTTCTAGCTCTGCTATGCAAGTTCCTGGATACGTAAATAAACATAATAAATTTGATCAAACTTTTTCTGATAATGGATCAACGGGTGAATCTAGTTCTTTTGAAAAAAATAATATGTTTTTTAGTCCTCCTGGTGTAACAAATCATTACACTTATGATTTAGGACTTGTATTTGAATTTAAAATACCTCAAGAGGTAAGAAATAAAATATCTGGATTTAAAGTAGTTAGAGCAGAAAGAACTGAAAACGATAGAAGTGTTCTACAACAAGGAGCATTAGCACAAACTGTATATTATTCTAGAAAACCAGCAATAAATCAATATTCATTTAAATATTCGCCATCAACAAGTTTAACAAACTTAGGTTCAGAGACAGATGAAACAAATCCATTATGGCCTGAATACGAAACATTATTAGGTGGATATATTGGATTAAATTATTACCAAAACAATTTAGATGGTAGCGGTGGAGATGGAACTGCTGCTAATGAATACATAGATACTTCTGATTCAGCAACATCTGTGTTGTTAAGAAAAGATCAAGATGGATTTTATTCTAGTGGAGGAGGAGCAGACACTAATTACACTACTTCTAGATATTTTGGATATGATGCATGGGGGTCTTATAAAAGGGCTAGTGGAAGCATAGGAAATACTAGACATATATGCTTAAATACTTGGGTAATGTATTCTCCTGACAGCGCTTTTGGTGTAAGGCCTTATCAACATGTTAATGGCAATAGACTTAGTATAATATCTACATTAAAAGCTGTAGATAAAATTAGAGTTAAATCAGATCCAGAAATAGAAGCCACTGATGAATACGGTAATGCTACAGGGGTTACTAGAACTTTTAATACTTCTGACTATCCTTCTATAGATACATCAATAAACGAGGTTAGTGTAGGCTTTCAATATGGAGGATGGAATGCTGGTTCTGATAAAGGCGATTATTTTACAACAAAAAAAGTAGCAGAATCTGATCAAAGAGCTACAGCTCATAGTGCAGTTTTTGCTGTATATGACACCCAATTGCACCAACATTTAAGTGATTTAGCTACAGGAGATGCTTCTAATAGTTATTTTAATAGTAATGGTAAAATCCAATATGTTACTAAAACTGATAACTCTATGATGAATGTGCCTAGTAACACACATACGTTAGGATCTGCTACAGGTAATAGACCAAGCGGTGCTGGAATACAACAAACTAGCGGTGATTACGGTGCAGGACAAAACGATCCTTTTTCAACAGAATATTTAGGATCTGGAATATCTAACTATTACGCTAATTGTAAAAACTTAGGTAATTATTTTGAATTAGGAAACTCCAAAGAAATTACAGATGGTGAAATTGTAGGTAAAGAATTTTTTGAAGACTCTAAAGGTAACTCTTTTCCAACAGGTTTTAATACGTCAGGTTTTTCAAACCACACTTTAGGATTTGCGTGGATGTCTAGTGGAAGTGCAAGTTGGAATACAGATGGCACAAAAACTGCTCCTAATATAGATGGTCCAAATTTTTCATGTGCTGTACAAAGTAAAGATTATGTTACTGGATTTACAAATGGTTTAATGCCAGGACAAGCTCATAGAGATTTAGATATAAATCAATATAGCACAGATACAGTTTCTCAGTTAATGAGAGGAACAAGAGGTATTATTTTAAATATTGCATTAAATACTCCAACAAGCTTATCAAGTTTATATACTAGTAGATCTACATCTTATCAAAGGTTTTCAGGAACTATAGATATTGCTAGAGTAATAAGCGAACAAAATTGGTGGGCTAGTAATGGTAGTAAAAAAGGAATGAATTATGCAAAAAATAAAAAAATACCATATATAGTTTCAGCTAACATAGTAAGAGAGCTAGTTGACCAATACGGCGGAAACACAAAACAAAGTATAGAAGAAACTGTTTACAATTCTTGCGGACATTATCATCCTATAAATGTAGATACAGAAGGTCACACTTCTATAGTTTTTGGTGGAGATACTTTTGTTACAATGTATTCACACCAAGTAACTACATCTCCATATCCAGCAAACTCAGCTACAAAATTTTTAATATTTCCTGTAGAATCTTTTGTAAATACACAAATGAGATCAGGATTACATTTAGGTAATGGAGATCACGAAGAGGGTTTTGATCAAGACAATTTGCCTGTTAGTAATGATTGGTTATATAATCCTGTGTATTCTCAAGAAAAGAATTTAAAACGATTTGTTTCTGTCAAAGAATCAGATTGTGATATAAAAAATCTACCTTACGAAATAGCATACTCTCAAACTAAATTAACAGGAGAGCCAACTGATGCATTTAGATCTTTTCCTTATTTAAATTTTCATGATGTAGAGGGTACATTTGGTGAAATAACAGGGTTAATAAATCATAACAATGAGATATATTTTACACAAGAAAAAGCTTTTGGTAAATTAATAATTAATCCTAGAACTTTTATTAAGGATGATGCTACAGGTGATTCTATTTTTACAGGGCAAGGAAATATATTAGAAACAGAAATGTATATATCTAATGTGTACGGAACAAGACACATTAACAGTATAATTAATAGTGATAAAGCTTTATACTTCTTTGACGTAGACAATGAAAAAATATTACAGTTTATTGAAGGTAAGGGTTTGCGTGTTCTTAGCGATGAAAAAGGTATCAAAAATAAATTAAACAAATATTTAAATTTAGGTAGATTAAAAGTATATCAAAAATATAAAAACGAAAAAGTGTATGGTACTGGTCATATTGAAGATCGAATTTATCATAATGATATGCCGTTGCGTTTTATTGGTATACATGGAACGTTTGATAAAAAGAAAAGAAATTTAATTTACACTATATTAGATGGTGCTAGAATTGATAAGCAAGACAGACTTGATAACGAGGCTATACATGATTTAAGCATTAGAAAAACATTATCAGGCTATAAAGACAACGTTTTTAAAGATGAAAGTTCAGGAGCATTACAAACAAGAGCTTTTAATCCTTGGATTAATGATACTGCTAGCATAGGATATGCTGATAGACTTAGATTTAATAACACATTAATATATAATGAAGAGTTAGATACGTTTGTTACTTGGTCTGACCATACTCCTTCGCAATGGATAAATCATAATGGATATGTATATTCTACAGCTAACAGGCAAGTATTTACAGAGTGGAATGTAAGTATAACTGAATATCCAACATCTTTAGCAGGTACAACTATTGCTAATTATAGTCATGAAGATTCTATGGATTATAAAGATATTTATAGATACGGATCTAATAGATTAAAACAAGGGTCTGTGCAGCTTTGGATGTTAAATGGTAGTGAAGAAAAAAATATTCTTTACAATGAAGATGCCAATTTAATGCAAATTGATGATGAAGATGCGGCTTGGGTTCATTCAGTAAATGATTTTGTATCACCTAATCCATTATTTGTTTTTGACGGTTATGATAATATATTTACAGAATATCCTAAATCATATACATCTACTGGATATGATATTAATGGGGTTCAGTATAGTACTTATAAATATTATATAGAAAAAGGATTTTCTAGGCATCATTTAAAAAGAATTTATCCTGTTATATTTGAGGCTTCTATTAATGATTTTTCTACTGTAAATAAAAAATACGACAATGTTAATATACATGTTACTGCAGATAATGTAATAAATAATGGTATTTATAATTCTATAGATAGAAATGGATATATTGTTTACGATGAAGATAGCACACTTTCTGGAGTCAGAGAAGTTTATAAATTAAATAGATTAGATAACACAATAACAGATCAAGTAAATTTATCTTGGTATTATAATACAAATTCTGTTAAAAATATAATGCCTGCATTGCAATCTAATTCTGATGCTTATTATTCTTATGAATTGACACAGTATGAACAAGGAGCGTATACACAAGTAGAAAATACGTCTTTTTCATCATTGTTTGATAAGATAACCTACAGTACTGATGTATTCAACAATAACACTACTTATAAATTTTATGATAAGCTTGAGTTGTTAAATAGATTAGGAGATAATGAAGGTGATACAACAACAGAAGATATACAATATTTTTCAGACAAATTAGATGTTTATACAAGTCAACTATTAAATCATAAATATAGAGAAGGTGTTTTAAATGTTCCTGTTTCTGAAAACAAAATAAATGATAATTTATTTAATATGGATTATGATTCTGATACCGAATATAACATCGATTATATTAATAGTTTAACTGAAAAAACTAACAAGTTAATTTCTAGCAGAATAGTAGGTAGTTATTTAAATGTTAAACTAGTGTCAAGAACACACAAAAAATTTAATATCTTTGCAATAACTGCAAAATTTAGAAAATCTTTTAATTAATGGCAAATAGATATTACGAAAATTTATATTCTGATATGTCTAATGAATTAGGCTTAGATGAGAATGTTAATAATGAAAGCAACAAACGTAAATCACCTATTTACACAGAGCAGTTACAATTTGAAGATCCACAGAGTATTGTTAATAGAGAAGTAGATCCTATACAATATGGTATGAGCGCACAAGAAATAGCTGAGACTGGAGCAACTGTATATAAAACTGCAGATACAGCATATAAATTTTTTGAAGGCAAAGATGCTTCTTTGTACTCTGATATTGCAGATAAAATAAAACCTATGTTTTATAAGGAAGCTGACACTTTACAATCTATATACGGTGAAAATTATGTAGAGGGTGTAGGTCCAACTGGTGGAGAGGCAACAATAAAGCCAGGAACAGGATTGATTTTAAAAGCTAGTGGAGAGGCTTTAAAATACCTTGCAGACGATGATGATCCAACAACAATGAATGTTGGTGAAACTGTTGGTACAGCTGCCTCAGGAGCTGGTACAGGTGTTATGCTTGCTAGTTTGTTGTCTGCACCTGTGTTACCTGTAGCAATAGCAGCTTCTATATTTTCATTATTAAGAGGTAAAAGAAGAAGAGATAAAGCTAGGGAATTGCAAAAACAAAAAGAAGCGCAAGATGCAATAGTACAAAATTATAGAGACACTCTTGCTGAATACAGGGAAAACAGAGATCAATTTCTTTCTAATTACGAATACGAACAACAAACAGAAGGTTTGGCAGATAAATATATGAGTTAATGGCAGAACCAGTAAATCCAGCATATCCAACATCAGGTAGATACCCAGGCAATAACCCTGTGTCTAGGCAAGAGGTATATGATTATCTTATGACAAAACCAGGAATGACTGATGTAAAAGCCAATGCTATAATGGCTAACATAGAAGGTGAATCAGGTTTTTATTCTGACGCTATACAAACAGGAAACGTAGATAATAGAGGTATAGGTTTGTTTCAACATACATTTTCATCAAGAAAAGAAGGATTAGTAGAAGAGGTTCCTGATTGGGAAACAAACTGGAAAGGACAAATAGATTATGCTATGGGTGAACCTGAAATGAGAAACTTCATGAGAAAAGACTATGATAGTCAAGAAGAAGCTACTGAGGCCTTTATGATGAAGTTTGAAAATCCTGCAATTACAAGTGAAAAATATCCAGGTAAAACTTTAATTAGAAGAGGTAATAAGTATTATTATGTTGAGGGAGGTAAAAAAATAAAAATACCAAAAAAAGACTATGAAGATGCTGTAAGACAAAAAGCAGAGGGTAGGCTTGAAATATATGAAAATACTGAATACAGACAAAATGTAATTGCTAGAAGTAATATTACTCAAGAAGATTATGAAAATTATTATGAAGGTGCAGAAAGTGTTACTATAGATGGAGATGAAGTTGTTGTAGATTTTGGTGATGGTAACATTATAAGAGAGCCTATTTCAAAAGTTGATGATGCTATTAATGCTGAAAGACAAATAGAGTCTGAAGGGGGTACAGTAGGCGTTTCAGATCAAACAGAATCTGGACAACAAAATCCTCCAGTAATACCACCTGTTACAGGTCCAGGTATAGAAGGTGATACGCAAGTTGTTACAAATACAAATGAAGATGATGGTGAGCCATCTGGTTTATCTAATGAACAAGCAACTCCACAAGATGTTGAAGAAAGTGATTATGTAGTAGATCAAACAGAAGCTGAACGTGTATTTGGTCCAACAGCAAGACTACAAAATATAAACGGTAAAAACGTAATATTATATACAGATAATGAAGGAGTTGAACAGCAAGTAGACGCAGATACTGTTACACAACAAACTCCTGATTATGTTACTCCATCACCTGTTCCGCCTCCAGCTCCTCCAATAGTACCAGAAGTACAAGAGGAAGTGCCAGACGCTACTAGAACTCCAGAAATACCTGAAGTAGAATTACAGGAAGATTCTGAAAGAGAGATAGCTGAAACTGAAGAAGAGTTAAGGCGTCGTACTATGGAAAGACAGCAAGAGTTAGAAGAAGAAACACAGGTAGAAGAAACCGAAGAAGTTGTTGAAGAAGTAGAAGAAGAGGTAGTTGATGAGGTAGAGGTAGAAGAAGTAGAAGTAGGAGTAGCGGAAGTAGAAGAAGAAACCGAAGAAGTGGTAGAAGAACAGGTTTCTTCATCTTCGTTATCATTAGAAGAAGTACAAGAAATTTACGGTCCTAACGCAACTATAGGCAATGTAAATGGTGAAGAAGTGATACTAATTACTGGAGCTGCTGAAGATGGATCGGAAGATGAGGAAATTATTATGTCTGACGCTATAGCTCAGAGAGATGCAAGAATAGCTGCAGAAAATGAGCAGATAGAACAAAACAATGCAGATGCATTAGGCATGAGAAGACGTGACTTCAGAAATATGACTGAAGAAGAATTAAATCAGCGTTTAGAAGAAACTAATTTGTCTGATGAAGAAAAAGATAATATAAGAACTAATTGGACAAGTGCTAACGAAGATAGTATATTAGAAAATTTATTTAATTCTTTTACCAAAGGTGATGGTAATGCTTTAGAAAAAGCTTCAAAACTATTAAAAGCTTCTGGTGGTATATCATCTTTAGTAGCTGGTTTTGTTGGAGCTAAAGCTGCTAAAAAAGGTATGGAAACAGTAGAGGTTCCAGAAATAGAAGGATTAAGCACAGCTTTTAAACAATATTCACAGCAGCAAAAAGCTTTATCTGAAACTGGATTGTCTTACGCTGAAACGCAAACTATAAAACAAGGTATTGATGAGGCTTATAAATTAGGTATTGATAATTTAGTTAGAGGTACAGGTGGTGATAGAGCTAAATTTTTAGCTGGTACAGGAGCGTTAGATTCTAACAGACAAACTTCATTATTAAAATTAGCTGCATTAGAAGATGAAGCTAGAAGACAAAATAGAGAAGCTTACGGAAAGGTTTTAAGTTTTGAAGCTAATTATAATAAGGAAAAAGATATATTTACAAAGTCTAGAGAATACAATCAAAAGTTAGCTGACAAAGCTATGTTTCAAAATACGGCATCATCTGCTTTTCAGCATGTTTTTGATAACATAAGATTTGGTCAGGATTACGCACCAATATTAGATCAAATGCAAAAAACAGTAAATCAGTTAGGTAATGTTTCTAATTTATTGGGTTCTTTTAATATTGAAACTAATAATGATACAGAGCAAGATGATCCTAATGATCCTAATGAATAATAAATATAGATTATGGCAGAACAACAAGACGCAGCTTTAAATATGCTAGGACAGTCACTATTTTCAGGTGACGCTTACAGCCAAAGACAGCAAAGATTTAACTTAGCGGCACAAGCAATACAAATGCAAAGTCAAAAAGTGCAAGCTAATAATCAAATACAATCTGCTGTAAGAGAAAACTATGAAAATTCTATGGCAATTGCTAAAGATGCTAGCATTAGACCATATGATAGAAAAAGATTAGAAAATTTATTAGGAGGCGGATATGAGTCTGTTATAGAAGAAATTAAAAATGATTTTAATGGAGATTTTATAATGTACTCTAATAATGTAGATGCTAGTGGAGTTAGTGGAGCAGATAAAATTAGAAATATATTTTTTAATAAAGATTTGCAGGATTTATATGAAGAAATGAATCATAATAAAACACAGTTTACAAAAATTATTGAAATTTCTAAAACAAATCCTGAGTTAGTACCAGCTATCTATAAACAAGCTTTAGAAGAATGGCAACAAACTAATCCTACCGATCCTACACCAAAACTTTCTAGACTACCTGTTTTTGAGCCATTAGTAGACGTTAAAGAAGATTTAGAAGAGTATTACCAAAATGTTGGTGGTAATTATGGTGCAAATCATATGGATATAATGACTATAGCTCCTCATAAGGTTTTGCACAATATGCGTGTAGAAGGTTATAGTGAGTCTGAATTAGAAGAAGTTATAGCTAATTTTAATAAGCCAGGAACTAGAGGCTATAGTTTAGTTAAAGACTTTTTAGAAAATAATCATAGTACTAGTGGATTGTTAAATCCAGAAAGCCCTAATTATGTTACGGGTCAGTTAAAATATAGTAAAGGTGATGAATTTGCAAGGGTTTTTGATTCAATAGGCAATGAATCTTACGAGATAAATGCAGGTGATAATTATGAAACTATAACTAAAGATGTAATAAAACAATCATTTGCATATCTTAAAGATATAGAAGGTATATCAACAGTAAAACAAACAAAATTACCATATGAACACTATGGTCCATTTAGAGGTAAAGGTAAGCGTGTAGTTACTGGTTTAAATATAACAGACGATAATGTTGATATGGAAAATATTATAGAATCTGCGTTACCTGGATATAATGCAGAAATGGGTAATATAATATATAATAACGGCAGGCTTGTTTTAAAAAATTATGACTTTGTAAAACATAAAAATGTTTATCATGCTGAAGATGGTTCTCTAGCAGGTAGTGATGAATTATTTAAATTTGAATCTGGACTAACATATGCTGCTGGTACTTCTATAGCAGGTGCAGGTGTGGGTGCTGTTACTGGTCCAGGAGCAGCTGTAACTGCTGCAGGTGGTTTTGTTCTTGGAGGATTAAGCTATGCTTCTACAACTGAGCTTAATAGCATAAAAGACTTTACTGTTGATAAAATAGTAGTTGGTTATAAATTAAATTTAGGCGATGGCGAATCAGAACTATTATTAGATTTTGAAGATAAAAATGATAAAGATGCACAAGCATATGCAGAAAAATATAACTTTGAAAATGTTGACGCACTACAAGGAAGTTTAGAGCCTGTAATATTAGCTTATGGTAGAGATCAAGACCCATTGTATAGTGATGGATATTTAATTGAGCTTGCATTTAACAAAGATAATATTAGAGATATAAAAGAAAGGTATCGTAGTGAAGAAGATAGTTTTACAAGATCTATAAATGATGGAAAAGCTGGTAAAAGATCATTTGAAAATTCACAAAAACAAGCAGAAATAGATGCAAAAAGAAATGTAATTGCTGTGGAAAAAGCACAAAATTATATTACTAATTCTTTTGGTGGTACTAATGCAAGCGCAGATACATATAATAATTTGATTAATACATTTAATCCAGCAATTGAAAGTTATTCTAAAGCAGTTAATATACCAGAAACAAAAACACAGCCAAATCAAAGTTTATTATTAGCAGAAATTCTTGTATCTTCGCAATACTATCAAAATCCAAACACTAAAGAATTTAGTAAGTTAAGAGATGATCAAGGAACTAAAGTAGGTGCTGATGCGCTAAACAAAGTAAACAATCTTAAATTTACAATGGGAACTGATAAAGGTAGATTAGCTGCATATAAAAATTTGCCAACAAAAGATATAATAAAAGGGTTTGAAGCTTTTTATCCAAAAGAAATGGTTAAAGAGATAGAAAGACTTACTACAGCATTAAGAGATTTAAAAGGATTATAATATGGGATTTGATTTAAATGAATTTTTTCAATCACGAGTTAAAGCATCTAGAGGTGGATACCAACAGGCACAAGACGAATTAAAAGATCAAGTACAAGATTATGATCAAGGTGGTCCGCTAGAACTTAATCCAGGAAAAAATTTAAGTTTTTCGCAAGGAGATATTAGTACTGCTGCAGCTGAAAAAAGAAGATCATTTATGGATACAGGTAGAGGTTCTGGCATTCAACAACCAAATGTTATAATTCCTGAAGATCCTGAAGTAAAAGGCGCTATAGATCAAGATAGATTTATAAAGCAATCCATGATGCAAACTGAAGACATAGCTAGGTCTGAAGTACAGAGATTGCAAAGATCGTTATTAGCTGGTAGTGGACAAGTAGTAAGTATGGTAGGTGACGTGTTTAACTTTTTACACGCTATAACGCCAGATACAGGAGAAACATTTGAGCCGTTTGAAACAGTAGGTAATTTTATTACAAAGCATGGCGATAAAGCTATGAATCAAATGAAAAACACTTACATTCCAAAAGAGTTGGAAACTATCGAAATAGGAGATATGTTTAATCCAACTTTTTGGACGGGTGATGTAGCTCAGCAAATTCCTAACTTTTTAGCTATGTTAGCGCCAGGTGCTGTAGGAACAAAACTTGCTAGTAAAGGTTTATTAAAATATTTACCAAAATACACAAAAGCATCAAGAGGATTTTTAGATGATACAGTAGGTGTTGTTACAAGAACAAAAGGCAGGGGGCTAGGACGATCTATTATTAATGTTGGTATAGAAGGTGCTGATGATTTTATTCTCTCAAAAGGAGGCAAAGCTTTGTCAGCTTTTCTTGGTGGTGGTATTGGTACTACATTAGTAGACGGAGCTACAATAGCAGGACAAACATATAGAAATGGATTAGATTTAGGTTTAACTGAAGAAGAGTCTTCTGTAGCTGCTGCTAATGTATTTGGTAATAATTTTGCGTGGGCAGGTATTAATGGTTTGTCTTGGGCAATTACTTTTGGTAATGCTAGAATAGCGCCAGTAAGTAGTATGTTAAAAAAATTGCCAAAAAATAATTTTGGTAAAACTATAGCTGGTATTACGCAAAGCAGGGTAGCAAGTTTTATTGGTAAGGCTGGTTTAGAATCATATGAAGAGTCTTGGCAAGAATCATATCAAGATTGGGTACAAAAAAGAGCAATAGCAAAAGTTCAAGGCGTTCCTTTTAAGTATGATGGTGACTATTTATTTGCTAGCCAAGGCTTTAGAGATTATTATGATAGCCCTGAAAATAACAGAACAAAATTTGTTGCAGCTGCCACAGGTTTGTTAGGTGGTGGTTTTTCTTCTATAATAAATGATTCAGCAAAACAACAGTTAGCTTTAGATCGTCAAAGAGAAATATTAGAGCAAAATATAGATTTACTAAATGATGGTAGTAGAGAGTCTAGATTAGCAGTTATAGATAATGTGGTAAAGCATTCTGTAGAAGCAAGAGAAACAGATGAACTAAAAGCTTATATACAGCAACAATTAGATAAAGGTATTATAGATGAAAAGCTATACGATTTTTATAATAATATAATAGATTCTTATGAAGATCTTTACAATAGAATACCAGACTATATAGAAGAAACTGAAGGCTTTGGTAAAGAACAATATTTTTCTAATTTATCTTTAATAGAAAGAAATAAAAATGCTTTAAAATATGCAGAAGATGAGTTAAAATCTTGGCAAGAAGAAAATAAAGATTCTATTGGCACAGAAAAATACGAACAGGTTTTAAAAGAAAAGCAAGACCAATTAGACAATTTAAGAGTAGAGTTAGAAGAAGCTAGCGCTAAAGCTAGAGATGTTAATTTAGGAATAGAGCAAGAAATACTTACAGAAAACGATAGGTATAAAAAAGGTGTTGGTTTAACAACAGATGGTAAATTAACTACTAAAGATGGTAAAAAGATTGGAGGAAGATTTGCTCCACAAAGTAAATTAGATCAAGAGCAAAAAGAAAGCATATTTACTAAAGAAGCTGAAGCAAAAAAAGCTAGAGAAGAGGCTGAAAAACCTGAAGAACAAGAAGATGCTACTGAAGAAAAGCCGTCTATTGTTAAAAGAGCTGTAGATACTGCAGGTCAAGTAGCTCGTAAAACAGGCGAAAAATTAGGTATAGTTAAACCTAAAGAAGAAACTGAAACACCAGCTAAACCAGATGTAAAAGCTGAGCCAGAAGCTGAAACTAAAGCAGAGCCTAAGCAAGAAGAAGATCCTTCTGTATCTAAAGTAGCTTCTAAATTAGAAACAGGTACTATAACTCCTGAAAATGTTAGGCCACAAGATCAAGCTGATGTTGATGCAGCAATTAATTCTGTAGCAGAAAAATTAAACGCTGGTACAAAAGTTGCTGAATTAACAGATAATGAAAAAACGATTGCTATTGAGTTCCAGGAAGAGGTATCTCAAGCACGTAAAAAAAAAGATAATTCGGTAGACGTAGAAGTTGGTCGTAAAGTAGACGCTAGTACAGCTAGGGAAAAATTAGATAAAAAACAGAAAACTAAGACAAGTCAAAAAAAGCCAGCTAAACCAAGAGATAAAAAAGGCAAAAAGTCTAACTACAAATCTGCTAACCAAAACGTAGCAAAGAATATAAACTTTAGGCGTAGGAATGCTAGAATAGCTAATACTATGTTTATACAGGACAAGTTAAACGTACCTGTAGGTATTATAGATTCTTCATTTAATCACTTTGGTACATCACCTGCATATGAGGTTGCTGGTGCTATATTTGTAGATCCAAATAAACTATATCAAGAACTATTTGTACACGAGTTTACAGGTCATATTTATTTTAGAGTAAATATGGATAAGCCATTGATTAAGAACTTTATCAAAGAGTTTGCTAAATCAAACGAGTATGTTGCTCTGAAAGGTAGATACCCAGAATTAGAAATGTTTAATTACAATGGTGTAGATTATACTTTAGCGGAAATTTCACAAGACTTACACGAAAGATCGTTTAATAAAAATGATGAGTTTTTCTATTCTAATTTGACTCCTGAATTACAGGCTTTAATAGATATAGTAGATGAAATAGCAGCTAACGAGAATGCAGGAGCATATGAAGGCACAGGTGTTACTAAACAAATAGAAGACTATTCAACATTAAAAAATATGTTAAACGAAAACAACCTTGTTAAAGAGGTTGCTTCTGAAAAACAATTAGCTTTAATGGAGGAAGGTTGGGCCACATATATATCTGATCCTGACAATCCTAATACAAGAGAAGACGCTAAAAAAATATTTGATGGTATATTAGAAAGTCCACAAGAAAATAAAAAGCGTAAGTCTAGAATAAAACGTTTTTGGAATTTAGTAAGTAAGCAAGGTAAGTCTATTGAAAAAGAATCTAAAGCTATCTTACAAAGTGATAACGACTTTGATGGAATGAGTTTAGAAGAAATGCGTAGTAAAATTACTGCTGACATGCTTAAAATGACTCCTGAAGAAGTTAGACAAGGCAGGGCTACTAATTCTAGAAGAATGAATTATAAGCCTAACAGAAACTTAACTGATACATCTGTTTTTGAAAATGAATTAGCTAACAATGTATATAGAGCCGTAAGTAATGATAAAAAGTTAATAAAAGAGTTTGCTACTAAATACTCTAACGATCCTTCTAAACTATTAGAAGATGATGAGTTTATAAACATTATAGTAGAAAACATGGCTCAGCTATCATACGAATATGGTGTTCATAATAGATTTGCAGAGGCTATAATATACAATACTAAAAAACTATCTAAATTAAATCGTGAAGTTGTTGATTTACAAAAGAAAATTGATGCAGCTAAAAATTTAGATTCTAGAAGAGAGTTTGTAAAACAAATTAAATTTAAAAAAGCACAACTTAGAAAAGCAGCATCTAAAGTACAGCCAAAAGATATAGACACTACTACTATACAAATGGGTGAAACTAGTATGAGTGTAAGGTCTTTTGCACAGGCTATAGCTTTTAAAGTTATGAATCGTAAAGGCATAAACTCTGCTTTTGATAGATTTACTAGAGAGGTAAAAAAACTATCTAGCGATGTAACAAAATCAGAGTTAGAAAATTTATTTAATAATGCTTTAGAAAAAGAAGGTCTTAATGATTTACAAATAGAATCTCTTGTAAGCGATCAATTGCGTGTAGTAATAGATGAGTATGAAAAAGTATTTGGTATTAACTACCACGGCTTAGACGCTATTACAGACATTAATGAATTAGTAGACTATAGTGATAATGTTTTAAATATATACAACAAAGACAAAGACGAGCTATTGTCTAGTATGTCTACTTTAATGCAAGACTTCACTAGAGTATATATGCAAACGCCAGAAGCTCAGTCTAAAAAGAAATCTGTAAGACAGCCATATGTAAAGAACAAGGCTTTAGGCGCTATGGCAATAATCTTGCAAACAGCACAACAGCATAGAGGTGATATACAGGGTTTTATAGGATCTATTAGGTCTAATAAAAATAGTTCTGTAGTTGCTTTTGTAAAATACTTAGAAGATAAGTTAATAGTAGAAGGAGCTAAATATAGAAAGCCATTACAAATACTTAGGAACAAAGACACTAAGAATGTACAAAAAAGTATGGCTGATTATTTATTATCATCTATATGGATAAACTTTAGCAATAGAACTAACGAACAAATATTTAGTACAGTAGAAAAAAATAATGACTCAACACAAATTAACTCATTAGATTTATTTAATGAAGAAACTACAGCTAATGAAGAAAGAGCTTTAGTGTCAAGAGTTATTAAAGAAGCTGGTTATATATTTAACAAAGGTAGAGAAGGTGACAGAAGACGTAGAGATATAGAGTTTTCTAAAAAAATTATATCAGCTATCAAAGGATTAAATACTGATTCTACCACTACATATGAAGACGCTGAATCTGTATTAATGGAAATGTTTGATGTTTATGGTGGTAATTATTTTTATTGGAGTACTTTAGAACAAACAGGTATACAGGACGGCAGAAATAGAATTAGTTTAAACGATTGGTTTAAAAAGAATGAAAACAAAATAATAAAGTCATTAAAAGATTCTAGAATAGATGTAGGTGTATTTGAGCCTGTATTGCAGCAAGCAGCTTTAAATAGTAGAGTATTCTATTACTTTACTATGATAAAGAATGCAGAAGGCAATCCATCAAACACAATGAATAGTCGTAGCTTTATTATAAATCAGAACGAAAGACTAAATGAGTTTTTTGCTAGAAAAGAAGAAGAGACTGATCAAGAATATTACGACAGAGTTTATGATAGAGCAGAATCATTAACAAGTATATACGGTAACAATGCTTACCTTCCGTTTGAATTTAAAGTTGTTGATGGTGTTGAAACAATTGAGCCTAGAATGAACGTTTTAAAGTTTAGAGGTGGTCTTATATCACAATTAAACAATAGAGGCTTAAACTACGTTAGATTAACTCCACAAGAGCTTATGGTTAGTGAGATGTCTGACTTTATGAGTGCGCTAGGTAGACGTAGACAAAAAGATAGTGAAGGCAATATAGTTGACACTACATACATGCAGCAGGTTGGCGTCTTTGCAGAAAAGACTAGAATGTATTATGTAGAAACTAAACTACTTAAAGATTCACAAATTAAAGAAGAGATAGATTTTAGATTGTCTGACTATATTGGACAAACATATTTAGATGGAAATCCTGTATTGCCATTTATAAAACAAAAAGGTAAAAAGGCTGTTATAGATGAGTCTTATGTTAGAAAGCAAGTAGCCTTGTTAGAAAAGCATATGATGAATAATTTACATTTATACAAAACAAATGTAGATTTTGAGCAAATGTTTGATGGCAACAAATTAAATGCTGCAGGTAAAAAAGCATTACGTACATATATATTAAACTTTGGTATTAATAGATTCCAAGCACAAAGAATGTTTATAGGTGATCATAAACAATTTAAAAGTGAAGAAGATTTTGTAAAGCGTAGTGCTGGATCTATAGCAAGACAAATGCCTACTGATATAAATCAATCTGTAGATGTTCTTATATTAAAAGATCAAGAAATTGATGGTTTTTCAGAAATGGATGCGCAAGGCTATATGCTTAGCGAAGATGCTGACAACGTAGGATCGCAGTATGGATTAAACTTTATGCGTAATGATAGTGAAACTGCTAGACACTTTAAATATGTTTACTATGGTCAAGACTTGCGTGAAGATGGTTTAATTAATAATGTTTTTCAATCAAACAGTTCTTTTTACGCTAAAGCTAATGTTATGTCTATTACTCCTGAAATGGAAAAGAAAAATGCATATTTAGCTAGTGTAGCAGAATTATTAAGAGTTCGTAAAGCGGATTTACAAAAAGATAACAAAGAACTTAACTACCAAGTTGTAGCATATCAAGAATCTGCTATCAAAACAGCACCTTTTAAATTAGAACAATATAGTATAGACTTAAAAGATATTAATGCTGATATAGTTGGTACAGCATATGAATTTGAAATAAAACAACCTTATAATGATTTATATTCTAATGATTTAGGTTACGTTGGTTTAGATGGACAAAACTTTGGTGTACAGTTAATACTTGATAAAGAAAAGTATACATCACCAATGGCATCACAGTCATACTCACAACACCTAACTAATACTACGCCTGAAACAAAATTGTTAGCGCAAGGAGCACATAGAGCAATAGCTAGAGCTATGTCTTATCAATTACAAGAATCAGGAGTTAAAAAGTATTATAATGTAGATGAGTATACAGAGGGAAAACAAATATCTTTAAATAGATCTTTATTAGATAAAATTAATTCATCTTGGGCTGGTAATCCTACTGGCAATATGAAGGATTATGCAAGTGCATTTTTCCCAAAGCTTAATGTATCTAGAAACTCTATACTTAATAAATTACTTATAGAGGTTGGTACAAAAGTTGTTACTCCAGGAACTATAGCATTCCAGGTAACTCCATATGGTTACAACTTAAAATCGTTTACAACTTTAAAATCTATAAAAGATACTACAAGCGATCCTGCTAAAATTAACAAGTTAATAGATAAGTATGGTGAAGATTTAATTGTTTCTGAAGCTATACTGCCATATAATATGTCTAAAGATTATAATGTAGGTGATATAGTATTAGGTAGTCGTATACCTTCACACGCAAAAGCAACGCAGCCTGTATTAATTGTTAAAGATTTCTTTGATAGAGATGCTGGTAGTATAATAGCTGTGGCAACTGGTGTTTCTAAATCTATGGGTTCTGACCTTGATGGTGATGCTATATTTGTAAACAGCAAATATGTTAAGAAAAATTTAAAGTTATCAGAAACAGCTTACAATAGAGCTTTTGACAACATTGTTAAATTAAATGGTAATCAAGCACACATAGATGAAATAACTACACCAATTGATTTTGAAAATGATGTAAAAGAGGCTTTAGAGTTTGCGGAAGATAAATTAGGTAGACGTACTGATGATTTTTCTACAGCATCAAATCAAATAATGCCTATAGGTATGTTAAATGCTTTTAACGAAAATGTGCCTGCGGGTGGAATGATTGGTATTGCCGCTACAATGCAAAGAGATATGAATTACTTTGCACACCATAATGCAGAAATAGATTTTTCTGTAAGAATAGAAGGTGTAGAAAGGAATAAAATATCAGATGATGGTAAAACTAATTATTTACAAACTGCTAAAGTTTTAAATATTATATTAGATAATCCAAAGTACCAGTATGCACGTAAGCTAGGATTTACTTATGAAACAATAAAACCAGCAATGTTGTTGCTTAGAATGGGCTTTAATTTTAAGCAGGTAGCAACTATACTAAATAGCCAAGGTGCATTAAAATATAATAAGTACGTATCTGAAAGAACTGTTATAAATGTTAATGACATGTCTTATTATACTCCTGGACAAAAAGCAATGCTTGAGTACTATGAATCAGAATACAATAACAAAGAAGTTACTGATTCGATACAATTCTTATCTAAGAAGCAATCACCATCTATGTATGTAAGAAAAAATGTTGATCCATTATTAGATGTTAAGAAAGGCGATACAATAAATTTAGACTTTAGCAATGTCAATGACAATATGTTTAATATGCAGGTTGTTAAATTGCTAGACTCTATGAATAAAGTTGGTACTGAAGTATTTGACGTAGGTAGAGTTATTGGTTCTTATGGTCTTACATTACAAAATGGATTCCAAGTTGACAAACTTTTGTCTGATTTTGAAAATGTAGGTAATAAAGATTCTAGGTTTGTTGAAGGTCCAATGAAAGCTTTAAAAGCTGATCCTATTATACAACACAATGTAGACGTTCTTAATAAAATAAAAGAATTAGATAGAGAAATTAATACGCAGTATAGTAATGAAGCTTTACAAGTACAAAAATCTATAAATAAAATAGTTGATAGTAGTCAACAAAATGCATTCGAAAATCATCCTGTTGCTGTTAGACAGTATCAGTTATTTAGAATGCAGCAAGATTTATCTGTGCTACAAGATATGCCGTCGCAAGACGTGTTATTTGCAAGCATAGAGCAGTTAGTGTATGAAAATTCTAAACTGCCGTATGATTTGCAAAATAGATATTTAGCTGACGGTATTATATTAAATTATGATAGTAAAACTGTATCACTAAATAGCAGGTTTGTTGACGCTAACATACCTGAGTCTGATATAAATATATTGCAGAGACATTTTGATTTGCTAGATCAAAACAGAGGTATTAATAAATTTGATATAGCTCCAGGTACACCAAGAATAGAGGTAGACAAAATTGATGATATAGAAATGGGATACACGCCTATTTATATGGACTTTAATACAGACCAAAGAAAGCTGTTTATACAAATGGACTTTTTGCAAAACGGATGGATTGGTTCTTCTTCTACTTCAGTATTATGGAGCCCTAACTCTTTTGGTAAAGATTTTAAAATTAATCAAGAGTTAAACAATTTAATATTAGATAATAAAAGAAATGTTTCTAGTCAAGAGGCAGATAATTTAGCTATAGAGTTTTTAAAACAATACTCTTATAACGCTCCTTCAGTTACAATGATTGAAAGCGAAGTATCTGAAGATGGCACTGTTTATGCTATTAAAAATTATCCACCTCCTGTAATAGATAAGTTACAACAATCTAACACGCCTCATGTTGTAAAATCGTGGGATAATGTAGATAGATTGTATAGAACTTTTGAATATAAAGATGGTAAATATTATCTAATAGGAGATTCTAAATTTAATCCTAAACAAGAAGAACAACATAGGTCTACTAATACTAGCAAAACATTTAAGCAAGTAGTACGTAAAGTTGTTGACAGGAAAAAATTTGGAAATAGATCTAACAAAAGTAGATACAAAGGATCTTATGACATTTCTGATGTACAAGTTAATAGAGCTGAACAAGCTGGTATACCTACAAAGGCTATGTCTAAGGATGCATATTTTCAATTAAAAGGGCTGTCTACAAGAAATAGAACTATGTCTGCTGGTACTGAACAGTACTATAATAAAATGTATGAAAACTACAAAGAGCAGCATAATGATTTATATCAGTCATTGTATTTAACAGATATAAAAACTGACAACTATAAAACTTTAACTGAGGCTGAGTTAGTTGATATATCTATTAAGTTAAGTAATTTTGATAAAGTATTATACAATCAGTATATAGAATATATTGGTGTAGAGCTTACTGAAAGAATGGAAAAAAAGCAAATAGCTAACATAGCTGAAGTTGCTAACAAAAATAAAATTTCATTAATTGGTAAAGATTTAGGTGCTTGGGAGTCTTGGTTAATTTCTAATAACTTAAAACAAACAAATCCAGAAGTGCAATCTATTATTAGAGATTTACAAAATGGATACATGAAGTTTGTTAAAGATTATAGAAGAATATCTAATCGTATAGGTAAGTTAGAAAAATCTATAAAAGAAGAAAGGTTATCTAAGTTAACAAATGCACAAATTACAGGTTTGTTTTTGAGAGGTAAACTAAACGATTACATATACAAAAACTTATTTAAAGTTAATGTAAATAAAGATGGGCGTGAGTTTATATCTTTAAGAAAAGCTGAAGAATTAAAAAATGCAGGAGCTACACAAAATGAAATAGCTTTTTATAATTTGTTTATAGATCAAATACAAAAATATAGTCCTGGTAAAGATTTAACATCTATACCTTATAAGGCTATGAGTGGTTTACCTTCTCTAGGTAGACATGGTTTATTAGGTTTATACAAATCACAAATAGGCAGTACGTCTGATTTAAACAATATAAAAGTACAGGGTGAATTGTTAGACGGCACTACTGATATTAGAACGTTTGCAGAATGGAAAACTTTATACGAAGCTAAAACAAAAGATTCTTTTTTAAATAAAGCTAAAAATTTAATAAGATTAGAAAAAGTTAGAAAACGTGCTGTAGCAGCAGCTAAACGTGGTATGAACGATGACAAAACTCCTATCTTATTAAACAAAGTAGAAAGAGCTGCTATGACTGATAGCGATGTGTTTTATAACATGATAGATAATAAAAATGTTAGTATATCAGAAATAGGCAGTAGAGACTTAGGAGATGTGTTAAAATCATTTATACATAGCAATATGTTTAAACACGGAACGCAAGAATATAGATTAGATTATTTAAATGAAGTTAAAGTTATATCAGACAAAGATGGTAATAAATTTTTTGAAGAAACTTATCAGCAATGGGCTGTTAGAAATGAAAAGTCTGATTTCTTGGGTATGCAAACATATTTACCTCTTATTGATGGTGCTATAGCATTAAACAAACTTAAAGGTAATGACAATATGGTAAAATATCTTCAAGAGGTTTGGAAAGACAATGTTATTGGTGGTAAAAAACAAAAATCATTTAGTGGTGTTTGGGATTGGTCTATTAACAAACTTGTAGATATTACAACTTTAGGTTATATAGGTTTAGACTCATCTGTTGTTTTAGGTAATACTATTATGGGTAAATATACAAACCTTAGGGCTAAAGGCGGAAAAGAGTTTGTAAAAGGTGAAAAAAGATTTTGGCAAGGATTTTTAGGGGGTCAGGCTTCTGTAAAATCATACAAAGAAAGAGCTAAAAATTTAAAATTTGGAGCTACTAATAAAACTACTGCAATGCTTAATGAGTTGTTTAAGTTTGAATACTATGAGTATGAAGATATATCAGCAGTACATAAACAAAATCCTATTTTTAGATTAGCATTGTGGCCAATGGAACAATCAGAAAAATGGATACAAGGTGTTATGTTTTTTGGTCAAATGACTGAAAAGCAATGGGGCTCATATGATGCAGATACAGAAGGTAATTTATTAGTAAAAGCTGTTGATGGTAAGTTTTATAAATATACAGATTTGCCTTTAGATCAAATAAGCTCTGATGCATTGAGTATAGATCAGGTAAATCAAATAGTATTTGATGTTAAGAAACAGCAAGGTTTTGGTTACTCTCCTTTAGACCAGCGTAGACTTTCTATGTATAGTTGGACAAGAGCTTTAGGACAGTTTAAGAAATACTTTTGGACATTTGGTAGAGAAAGAACAAGTGAAGAAAATATTGATATGTATGGTAATCCTGACATAGGTACATATAGAGCTTCTTTTGAATTTACACAAGATATGTATCAGGGTAAGAAAACATTAAAAGATTTTCAAAAACTTCCTGAACACAGAAAAGATGCTATTATTAGATATGTGCGTGGTGTTGCTATGACTATGGCTGCTATGTTAGCATATGGATTGTCATCTGATGATGATGATAGTGTAGTGTCACAAAGTATAAATAGAGCAGCATATGCTAGAATACAAGAGCAAAACGTACTCTTTAATCCAGATAGATTAAAGTTTATGGCAGTGCCTCCTAGCGTCAATTATGTATCAGATAGATTAGGGATTTAATTACTATATTTGTAAAAAAAAATAATAATGGCTAATATAAACGATCATTTTAATAAATCATTTAGTATACACGGTAGTAAAATTGTAACTGGAAACACAGCTGTTACAGCTAGTTCTGGTACATATTTTGCTGTACAATTTATTACAGATTGTACACCTACAGCGTTTACGCTAGCTAATGGCGAAGGCACATATAGCGGCATACAATACGGTGAAGGAACTGTTATCTATGGAGATATAACAGCAATTACAGCTGGAGCATCAGAAACATATATTTTATTTAAA